GCGTCACCCGAGCCGGGCGTGGAGCTGCCGACGTTCGTCACCCCGGAGCAGATCCAGCGGTCCTACCGCGAGGCGTACGACGCGCTGATCGCGGCCGGTGCTACGCCGGGGTGGAAGAAGTCGGCCGAGTAGTCCGAACGGCTGAGTTCCGCGAGCGGCATGGTTACCGGTCGGTAAGGGCCGATGTACCTTTTGCCGTTTGCTTGGTTCGATCTTGCGCGCGTCGTGATCACACAGAGCTAGAGTCTTCGATATAGCACGCGAGGCGTAGGCCCGCATTCACCGGAAGGTGGTGCGGCTATGGCTTCGTGGTACGAGCTCAATGCCACCGTCACCCTGTCCGTCACCGCCGGTTCAGGCGCCACCGTCGCGCTGCGCGTCGTCGCGCCGGACGGCACCGCGAGCACGCCATCGGCGACGTTCTCCGGCAGCCAGTGGTCAGCGACCGTCACCGGCGATCAGTACGACGAATGGTCCTACGCCTGGACTGTCGACGGCGTCCTGACGAGCCAGGGCACGTTCCTGGTCGGCGGCCCGTGGTACACGACCCTGGCGCAGCTGAAGAAGACCATCAACCGCAGCGCCGGCGACACCACCCCCGACGACCTACTCGCGCCAGCGCTCGAGGCCGCATCCAGGGCCGTGGAGCAGTGGTGCGACTCCCGGCCGATCGGCGGATTCCTGCTCGCCGATTCGGCCACGGCCCGGACCTTCCGGCGGGATCGATGGGTGCAGACCATCCAACTCGGCGGTTGCTGGTACGAGCGGCTGCCCGTCGACGAGTTCGGATCGCTCAACGACCTCGTGGTGGAGACGTCCGACGACGGCACGACNTGGACGACGCAGACCATCGACAGCGACTTCGAGACGTGGCCCGACAACGCGCTGGCCAAGTCCCTTCCTGTCAACTCGCTCATCACCTCCGGCTGCTGGCCAGCGCGCATCCGCGTCACCGCGATGTGGGGCTGGCCGGCTGTCCCGTCCGCCGTGAAGCAGGCCACGTTGCTGCAGGCGGCACGGCTGTACAAGCGCAAGGACTCGCCGCAGGGCCTGGCCGACGGCGGCGAACTCGGGCAGGTTCGGGTGCCGAACCTGGACCCCGACGTGCAGCGCCTGCTGTCGTGGCTGCACACCGAGGCGCTGGTGGGCTGACGTGGACGTCTCGCTGATCCTGACGCGCATCGCGGCGGCGGTGAACGACGCTGAGCTTCTGGGGAACACGCTGAAGGTCGCGGCCCTGGACTACATGCCGTCGTCGCCGGAAGTGCCGATGTTCTACCCGTACTCGTTCCGGGCGTCGTATGACAAGACGTTCGGCGGGCTGGTGGAGCTCTCCACCACCTGGCACCTGGTGGTATCCCGCTCCGACGACGACGCCGCGTACGAGGAAGCCACGAAGCTGGTCGGCACCGGCGAGGGAACGATCCGCGCGGCGCTCATCGCTGCCCGCGGCGAGCCGAGCCCGACACCCACAGCGCTCGGCGGCGCGGNGCCCGTCACCTACAGCGCTCGGCGGCGCGGCCGACGACATCCACCTGATCGCCAGCAGCGGACCTACTGACGTCGCCCTCGGCGAGGTGCATCTACTGGTGGTCCAGTTCGACCTGCAGGTCATTGGCAACTGATCGATAGCTGTCCCCCGGATCCGTTCACCGGGCCAACCCACCACGGAAGGGTCCGGTGATGACGCATGGCAAAGCAGGTGTGGACGGGAGTCGCCTACTTCGTCGGCGACGCGAACCTCACCAGCCAGGGCAACCAGCTGAGCTTCGAGTCGATGGTCGAAGAGAAGGACGTGACCACCTGGGGCTCCGGCGGCGCCAAGGAGGTGATCGGCGGACTCGAGTCCGTGGCCATCACGGGCGGGGGGTTCGTCGATTATGGCTCGGCGTGGGATGCGGACCGGGAGTTCTACGACGGCAAGCGACTGGTGGTCCCACACAGCATCGGGCCGTCCAATTCCGGCTATGCCGTGGCCGCCCCTGCCTATGTGGTCAAGGCGCTCGGCACCGACATCAAGCTGGGCACATCCATCGGCGAGGTTCTGCCCTGGAGCCTGTCCGCGTCCGGCTCGTCGCAGACCGGTCACGGCGCGTTCCTGTACTCGCCTGCGTCGGCTATCACCGGCACCGGTAACGGCACCGCCGTCCAGGTCGGCGCGGTCGCGTCCGGCAAGTCGATGCTTGCCGCGCTGCACGTGGTCGCCACGACCGGCAGCCCGACGCTCGACGTGGTGGTCCAGTCTGACGACAACAGTGGCATGACCTCCGCGACCGACCGGATCACGTTCACGCAGGCGACCGCGAAGGGCTCGCAGTTCAAGTCGGTCGCCGGTGCGATCACCGACGATTACTGGCGCGTGAAGCTGACGTTCGGCGGTACGGGATCCATCACCGTCGCCGTCGCGGTCGGCGTCAGCCTGTTCTAGTCCACCGCTCCACCCGTCCGGAGCAACCAAACCCCGACCC